ATGGCTCTTACAGACTTCAAGATTCGCGGCGCAAAGCCGGCAGAGAAGCCCTATCGACTGAGCGATGGTGGTGGGTTGTTCCTCGAAATCCGGCCCAACGGATCGAAGCTGTGGCGGTACGCCTATCGCCTCGATTCCAAGCAGCGGTTGCTGGCCATCGGCAGCCTGCAGGACGTGAGTTTGGCGGACGCGCGCGCTGCGATGCGCCAGGCCAAGTCGCAGGTGAAGCTTGGGCAAGATCCAGTGCTACAACGGAAAATCGCCAAGGCCCGCAGCGAAGAGAGCGCGCTCAACACGGTCGCGGAGAACGCTGAGGACTGGTACTCGGGCGCGGAGAAGAGTTGGTCAGCCTCGCATCGAGATCGGGCAAGGCGCTACCTAGACCAGCGGATCCTGCCAGACATTGGGAAGTGGCCGATTCGCGAGGTGACGCCTGCTGATGTGCTGAAGCTGCTGCGCAAAGCAGAGAAGGCCGGTCCCCACGTGGCCATCGTCACCAGACAGACGCTTTCGTCCGTGTTCGAGCATGCGATCGTCAACCTGCGCGCCGACGCAGATCCGACACACCCAGTACGCCGCGCGATCAAGAAGCCACCCGTGATGCACGCTGTGGCGCACTCCGCCGCGACAATGGGCAAGCTGCTGGCCGGCCTGGACACATACCCCGGGAACCGAGTGACGGCCATTGCGATCGAGTTGCTGGCGCTCACGTTCGTGCGCACCAAGGAGCTGCGGACCGCCAAGTGGGCGAACATTGACTGGGAAGCTGAGTCGCCGCTGTTGAAGATCGATGCCGGCGAGATGAAGAAGCGCCGCAAGCATTGGGTCCCTCTGGCCCCGCGCGCTGTCGCGCTCCTCCGTGAACTGCAAGAGATCACCGGCGCCGGCACCTATCTGTTCCCCAATCAGCGGGATCCGAAGAAGCCCATGTCACGCGAGGCGGTGAACATGGGCCTGAAGTACCTCGGTATGGATGAGATCTCTGGCCACGACTTCCGCGCGACCGCCTCGACCTGGTTGCACGAGGCCGGCTACCCGTCGGCCGTGGTGGACATGCAGCTTGCACATGCCAAGACCAACAAGACCGGCGCGGCCTACAACCACGCCGAGTTCCTGCCCGATCGGATCAAGATGATGGACCGATGGGCTGATCACCTGGCGAAGCAGAAGCAGCGTCAGTCCCGGCAACCCAAGCCCTGATCACCGACTCTGGCCAGCCGATGGCGCGGGGCCCGAGCCGCTTGCAGGCCGGGAACGTGCCATTGCGCATGCCGCGGCGGATCGAGGATTCGGACAGGGCCGTGATCTTCACTACTGCGGGCATTTTGAGAATAGGGTCGATCGTATCAGCGGCCATTCGGGCCTCCTTCTTGCGGTAGCCGGCCGTCTTTCCAACGGCCGTTTTCGTTATAGCGAATGTGCTGGTAGCGGCCGGTCAGCCGGTGGCGGCGCTCTGTCGGCCAGCCCAGCCAGTTGCGTGCGCTGATACGCCAGAGGAGGTCACGAATTGGCATGTAGTTCCTCCCACTGATCTTTCGGCAGGTGCCAGGGGTCGGGCGCATCTGACAGTTTCACGCATGGCCAGCCCGACACGTCATAGGGCCATTGCCGCAGCTGTACCGTTTCGTCGGCCTCATCAGGGACATCGAGGTCCATGGATGCGTTCATAACGTTGACCGTTACCTGGCAGGTGCTCCACCCAGCGAGGTGAAAGAGCGTGTGGCCAACCACGGCGAAGCGCCCGTCCCGCTCTTTCGGCCGATCCTCCCAGAGGCGGCTCCGAAGCTTGGATAAAACTGCCGGTGATCCGGTGGTAAGGACCTTCGCCAGGAACACCGCATTCGGGTCATTACCCGATCCTGGGCGGGGCGCGTGAAGCTGGATGACGTTGCTCATGATCCAGCCTCCACTTTCTTCCAGAGCGGATTGGTCAGGCCGTCGTGGTAGTCCCGGAGGTCGAGCGTTCCCATCCCGGTATCCACCGCGCGGAGCTGTCCAGTCAGCCTGTCTGCTACCACCAGTACGCGTTCGATGGCGCCGTCAGTTTCCTCGCAGGTGAACCTGTACCAGCCCGGCTCCGTCGGCGCTTGATCTGTCCACGGCTGCGCGGATGAGATGCCAAGCGGTGGCGCTGAACCTGGCTGCGCGCCGGACAGGGCTGGCAGTGGTCCGTGGCGTGTGGCGCCCACCTCGAACGCGGCGTCGAAGCCGGGGGCGGCTTCAACATCCACGATGGTGCCCTCCTGCTTGAGCAGCAGCTTCTCCAGCGCCTTGACTGCGGCCCGCACGTACTTAGGCACCGCTTCGGCCCGCTTGTAGCTGTCCACCAAGCGCGCCTTTGCCTCGGCGCTGGGCTCCGGCATCGGCCCGAGACCTCTGAGCGTTTCCACCATCTCCTGCGGCGTCTGGCCGACTTCGCCACGAACCCATGCCAACAGCCTCCGGAGGTGGTTGGTTTGGGCCTGCGTGAGGTTCGGCTTCAACTGACTTGCCGATTTCCGTGTCGATTGATTCCCGGTCAGACCCATGGCTCGCCCCCTTGAATCAGGCTGGTGGTGTCGAAGTACGCCCAGCGCACAACGTCACCGGCGGTTTCGTGCTGCCATTCATGGGTTCCATCGGTCCTACGCCAGAACGTCGCCATGTCGATGGCCTGCCAACCCTCTGGCTCGCCGGCAAGAGTTGCGTATTTGCTACCTGCAGCAGTGACCACGTGAGCGAGAACCCGATCGCCTGACCGCTCCGGAAGCCTCTCTGCGGCAAAGAACCAGGTGAGTCCACCGGAAACCGGTGCGAGCTCTACTGCCGGACTTGCCTCCCCCGGCTGGTGGGCCGCACTGATCGCCCCCTCAATGGCCTCCGCTGCGCGGATGTACACGGATCGGCCCGCTGGCCACGCCGCGCTTGCCAGCGAGCGAAGACGGGTGGCCACCGCAAGAACGGCCCGGTGCGAGATGAATCCCTCCATTGATGCGACGGCGACCATGCTGGCCTTCAGGCGCTCCCACTCTTTGCGTTGGATGCGGACGCAATCCAACGGCGTTGGGTTGCCACTACGGAATCGAGCCTCAATCGCGCCGGCCGCGAGCAGCAATTCGGTTTCAGCGTCAGTGCCCATCAGGCCACCTCCGGGCGTTCTTCCAGCGTTTCAGCCCAGCCGGGGTAGAAGCTCAGCCCGCGTGCCTCACGGATGCCTTCGTCGCAATCCCAGCCGTCATAGCTGCCGAGGGTCTCCGTATAGGGCCGGCGCTTGAACCAGCACCAGCGGCCATCGCTGTCCATCGCCCGGTAGTTGTAGCCGGCCGGCGCCTCTGTCCAGCTGGGCGGCGGTGGGTTCGGGATATTGGTGCCGATGCCGTGCGCGCGCTCTGCCGCACGGATCGCCCAGGTGCCGTAGACCTCCGGCGTCCATCCGTCCTGCATGATCGGCAGCAGATCGGTCACTGTGGTGGCCGGCAGCGGCGCGCGCTGCAGCACGGCGATGATCTGGGCTGCCCGTTCGAGTAGCTCGGCGCTGATCCGGTCGGTGGTCGTGCCACCAGGCCGGCGAAGAGTGGAAGCGGCGGACCGCAGTTCAGTGATCAGCTGCAATGTCATTACGCACCTCCTTCACGTGGCTGGCGTACTCGATCCAGAGCAGAGCGTCGGCCAGTTCTTCGATGCTCGAGGCAAACGACTCGCCAGGCATAGCGAGACGAAAATCATCCGGCCACGACTGGCCTTCACCATCCGCTTCGGTCTGGACTTCCTTGGCCTTCTGGACTTGCACCAGCGCATGGAGCCCGAACGTAATGGCCCTGCGAATACAGCGCACCCCCTTGGCGTCAATCAGGAAGTCCGGCTCTTGCTCCACGTGGGGCATATCCAGCAGATCATCGAACATGCTCATGCTTCGGCTCCCGCGGCCCGATACAGGCCAGTCACAATGTCGAGAAGGAAATCCATCGTCACGACCGTGTCGTAGCCGAAGGAAACGTCCTTCCCATCTGCTTGCCGCATGCCCTGCCAGAGCAGATCCTGCACGTGGTCGGTGAGCAGCCTCGCCTTGCTCAATGCCAGGTCGAGGTCACAGCCAGCGGCCACCACGAGCGGCGAGTTTGGAATCGCCATCTCAGTAGTCTTCGGTACTTCCACCGCGCCGCTCACCGGCCACCTCCCGCGTATCGCAGTGCTTTGCACATTTCGAGGAGGTCAGCGAGAACGAACATGTCGTCGTCAGTGATCCTGTCGCTGTCCAGGTTGCTCAGTTGCCGCTGGACGTAGTCGAAGTAGATGCTGGCCTTCAGCTCGGAGTGAGCGGTGTCGATCCCGGCGCAGACCTTGAACAGCGGTGCATTGTTCTGCACCGGAATCATGCTGAACGCCTTTTCCTTGGTCACGGTCGTCTCAGACACGGCCGGTCTCCTTCTTCAGGGGGTGGACGCACACGCCGTTCTGGTTCTCCCGGACGTAGTCGAGCAGGGCTTCGGTTTCGTCCAGCAGGCTCTCAATCGCCAGCATCAGCCCATCCACGATGTGTTCACTCAGCTTGTCGTGAAGAACCGGCTCGTCCTCCGGGCAGGTGTCCCGGGCATCCTGACTTGCCGTGAAGTCGCGGCGCAGGACCGACATGATTGCGACAGATGCCTTGGTGTTACGGTCGACCCTCACGAGCCTATTGGTCAGGAAATCGGAGAGCGGGTTGTCGCGCCACATGGAGGTGAGGTAGTGCTCACCGTCTGCGAGGCGTGGGGCTTCGGCAGGCGCTGCCGGGGGTACACTGTTCTTCGCCATGTTGGCTTCCTTGTGATCTGACGGTTACGGGTGCGGCGTGGCCGACGGCTCGAGCGTTCCCGCGCTCGGGCCGTCACTGTTTTTGAGGTTCCAATCGGGCTCGAAGGTCACTGCCCGATCTACGTCCATGTTCGATGGGGCGTAGACGTGGATTTCGGCTCGGTTTCTGTGGGCGCCGCGCAGCTGCACTTGGACGCCATTTCCGATGAAGACGGTGGTTCCCGCTTTGACCTTCATGACGATTGGTTTTCCAACAGGGGTAGGCAATTCCCTACTCATCTTTCAGGTTTCCTTTGTTCAGGTTGTCGTGAGAAACTGCAAAAGTCGGGGTAGATGCGTCATTCGGAGCAGCGAAGCAAAAAACTGCCCCAGGCTGGTTTGCAGCGACGATTTCGGCGATGCGGAGAGGCACGACTACGGCTGCGATGCAGGCGACAAGCACCCAGCCGACGCGAACCAGCGTAGATGCCTTCGGCTGTGACTCGTGGTCGTAACTGGCTTGATTGCGACGGCAGTTGGACCTCATGCCGGCATCCTCGGGCGCTCAAAGCGGAGGCACTCCAGCCGCGAGCGTTGGCACTCGACGTTGGGTGCGAACAGGCCGTCGCCGATCCATCGAAGGCTGTCGCCGGAAAGTCGGGAGAACTCGAAGCCTCTGCACTGCGGGAAGGTCCGCTCCCCGACCGGTACGGCGCTCAGCTTTTCATGGAAGGTTTCGATGAAGCGCGCCAGCTTGCGCGCCTCTCGGTAGCTGCTGCGCCAGTATTCCCTTGCTGTTGCCATCTTTGGCTCCCACTCGGCCGGTGGGTCCGGCCTGATGGGGGAAAGTTAGAATACAAACATCGAACCGTCAATACCCTAACAAGCGGAGGCGCCACAATCCTAACAGTTGTTCAGTGTTTGTTTATATTCTGGCGTAAGCCAAAGAAAACCCCGCGCTGGGCGGGGTTCCATAGTGGTCTGGCGAGTCCGTCTAGAACCGCCGGAATCCGGCATGTACCAAGGCCCGACCCTTCACCTGCAGGGAGTCTGGATCGGGTCGCCATGCAGGAAATTCCGGGTTGACCGAGACCACGTAGACGCCATCGGAGCGCCGCTGCAGCATCTTGATTGACGTCTCGCCCTCGATGTTGATCAGGTAGTAGTCATCCCCGTCGAAGTAGTCGCACGCGGTATCGATCCACACAACGTCCCCGTCTTCGATCTTGGGGCGCATGGACGGGCCACGCCCGGTGATGATCTGAATCCGCCCGGGACGAGGCAGGAATCCAAGCTTGCGCCTGACCTCCCATTCGGCCACCTCCAGCGTACGGATCACCTCCGGATAGTCTTGGTTGATGATTCCTGGTCCCATTCCTGCCGCTCCCTCATACAGATCGAAGCGAAGGTATCCCGCCGGCGTCTCAGTCTCAGAGACGTTGGAGATTTTGCGGGCGGAGGGGTCCCACGGATAGCCGTCATCGTCCGTCAGCTCGGCCAGCCACTCAGGATTGACCTTGTAGGCGCGCGCTGCCCCTAACAGGTACTTGCCCCCGAGCGACTTTGAGCGTCCAGACTCCCACTGCGCCAGGAGCGGGCGGGAGCAGCCGATTAGTTCAGCGGCCTGTGCCATGGTCATTCCGACCCGGCGGCGGGCCATCGTGACCCTTTGTGCGAAGTCCATTTGGCTCATGATGTTTGGAAAGTGACGGGAGTTGGCGTCAGCATATTGCGCTTTGGTGATTATGATCCTAACATTCTGGTCATGAACATCAACACCGGCACTCGAAAGAAGTCTTACCGGCGCGGCTTTGACCACCGGGACGCGGCCCTTATCGAGGCGATCGGCGGGACTTCCGCCGTTGCCCGCGAATGCGAGGTCACCCATTCGGCGGTCAGCCAATGGAAGACACAGGGCATTCCACTTCCTTGGTGGAAGTTCCTTCAGCTCCGCTTCCCCGAGCAGTTCGAGGCAGTCGGACAAGCAAGCCATAGTGCCGACTCAGAATCCCATAGTGATCAGGCGGACACGGCTGCCTGACAGCCGGTCAATCGGCGCTGTAGGAGCGGCGCGTACGTGAACTCACCCGAAGGATCGGGTGCGATGGGGCAAGGACGGCGACCACCCTGCATGTGGAAGTGGCCATGTGGGTGTCTGGCGCTACGAGCGTGACGCGCTCGGTGGGAAACCCAACGTCCAGATACGACGAAGCCCCCGCTGTCGGGCAGACAGTTGCGGAGGCTTCGTTCAGAGCGAGGCCACTATGCCACACGAAACTGATCGGGAAAACCCGAACTCCGGCCCGCGCCACATCAGCGCGGTCATGAACGATGCCCTCAAGATGATCAAGGAGCGCCAGGCAAGGCCATTGGTCCGCCTGCAGGAGCGCCTCCCCGATGGACGCATCGCAGTCGAGATCTACGACCGCAGCCGGCCGGGCGACGAGCCTACCTACGATTTCTACTGCTCCGGCCCGCAGCAGGCGCTGGAGTGGATCCAGCAAATGTCCAGCAAGCGATGGATCACCGCTGAGCACCTCGGCGCTTTCGCGACGCTGATGCTCACGGCGTTCCCTGAAGTTTCCGGGGCGTCGGCATGAGCTTCGAGGCGATGGCCTGGGCAGTGAAATGGAAGCTGCCTGCTCAGCAGAAGTTGGTACTGATCATGCTCGCGAATCGAACGAACGCGGATACAGGTCGCTGCGATCCGGCACACAAGAAGCTGGCCACGGACTGCGGCATGAGTGCGGACAGCATCAAGCGGGCTATCTCGGCACTAGAAGCCGCAGGCTTGCTCGGTGTAGTTCGGCGCACGCACGAGGGAGTTAATCTTCCAAACCAGTACGACCTGTATTTGGAGCGAGTGGGAATTGGAAAGGCTGGAGAGTGGGTGCCGGAAGTGCGGGGGGTGGGGGCTGACTGCTCCGAGGGGTCGGGGCACACAGCACCGAGGGTGGGGGCTGACAGCACTACAAACCAGGAATCAAACCAGGAAGGGGAAACAGGTTCGTCACCTGCCGGTGACGAAGACGCCATTGATGAAGCGGATGAGCAGGCAGATCTGCTAGGCGGCAAGGCCGCTGTTGGCTGCCCTCATGAAGCAATCATTGCGGCTTACCACAAGGAGTTGCCGAACTGTCCTGTCGTCCATGGCTGGAGTGACGCTCGCCAGAAGCATCTGCGCGCGCGCTGGAAGGCTGACCCGTCGCGGCAGACGCTCGAGTGGTGGCGTGGTCTGTTCAAGTGGATGCGGGACAGCGACTACCTCATGGGCAAGGTGAACAGCTTCCAGGTGTCATTGCCGTGGTTGATAAAGTCTGAGGAGAACCTGCTGAAGGTCGTCGAGGGCACTTACCACAACAACCGCAATGGGGGGCAAGGCTGATGCGCTTTGACCCCAATCTGCCGCCGCATAGCGTTGAGGCGGAGCAGGCTGTCCTGGGAGGCTTGATGCTGGCGCCGGAAGCCTGGCCGCTCGTGTCGGACACACTTTCCGCCGAGGACTTCTACCGTCACGATCACCAGCTGATCTTCGAGTCGATCCGCACGCTGGCGGAGAAGCAGCGCCCGTTCGACGCGGTCACCATCGGCGAGTGGTTTGAATCGCGCGGGAAGCTAGAGCTGGTGGGCGATGGCACTTACATAACGGAGCTGGCCAGCACGACGCCGTCGGCTGCAAACGTGGCTGCGTACGCCGAAATTGTAGTGCAGTACGCCGGGCGCCGCCGGTTGGCTGACGTCGGTCGCAAGGCGGTGGAGTCAGCTTGGCAGCAGGATGGCCGCGAATTCCCCGAGCTCCTGGCAGAGCTGACGCAGGACATTGCCGGCCTGCAGCCGGCCCAGCGCGGAGGGCTTCGGCTTGCAGGGGAGACCATGTACGGGTGGTACAAGCGTTGGGAGGACCGATATCACTCCGGTGGCGGCCTGACCGGGCTGGAAACCCCGTGGGCCGAGTTCAACCGCGTAACGCACGGCCTTCAGCCGTCCACCGCCTACCTAATCGCTGGTCGGCCGAGTATGGGCAAGAGCATCGCGGCGCTGAACGTAGCCGTCTACTGCGCGCTCAATGGGATAACTGTCGGGCTGTTTAGCCTCGAGATGAGCATCGACGACTGCCATGATCGAAACGTCGCGTCGGTTGGCCACATTCCCCACGAGTGGGTTACCAGGCCAAGGCATTCCGGCGAGGACAGCGAGATCTACCAAAGCCGCATGACGCCGACCATCCGCGACCTTAAATCCGCGCCTTTGTACATCGATGACACCGCCTCCCTGAACGTGCGGCAGTTCGAGGCCCGCGCCCGGCGCATGCACCAGCGCAAGCCGCTGCAGCTACTGGTGATTGACCACATTCACGACTTCGACGTGGATCCGCGCATGGCCCGCTTCGAGTACGGGCGCATCCTACAGAAGGGCAAGGACCTAGCGAAGGAGTGGAAGATTCCGCTGGTGGCATTGGCTCAGTTGAATCGGAGCGTCACTGGGCGTACTGACAGACGCCCGACCCTTTCCGACCTGCGCGAGTCTGGAGAGCTCGAGCAAAAGGCCGACGTTGTCGTGCTGCTGCATCGCGAGGACTACTACGACACGCCCGAGCAGAAGACCCATCTGCAGGGCGTAGTGGAGATGCACTTTGCGAAGGGGCGCAATATCCGCGCCGGCGAGAGGATCAGCCTACAGAATCGCTTCGACCAGATGCGCATCGACAACTGGGACGGGCCGCTGCCGCGAAAGCCGGAGGCTGCAAACGATGACCAGCCGTCGCGCCGGACGAGCTATGGCCCGGGCCGCAGATCCTACGGGGGGATTGGTCGATGACCTTCATCCCGACAGGATCCCAGGCGCTCAAGCATTTCGCCGACACCCTCGACCAGCAGGCGGAGAGATGGGACCGCCTCCTTTGGCGCGATCGCGGGCAGCGCTCAACCACTGCCGAGGCCTACCGCACGTCGGCGTCCCTTGCCCGGCAGCAGGCATCGCGGCTGGAACAGATGGAGACGCAGGCAGCTGCGCGCGCTGGGGGCCGGAAATGACCAACTCGCTGAAGGAGCAATTGAAGCACTGGGGGCATTACCAGGAGCATCGGTTCTGTGCCCCGCTTGCCCCGGAGGAGGCGTCAAGCAGGGACGAACACCCGCTGGCACGCGCTCAGCAGTTCGCCCAGGGCACGAAGCGTGAGCGCCCGCCGTTGCTTCGTGACGGCCACGCCCGTCGAATGCTGTTGGGGGCCGGCGCCGGGCGAGTGAATCGCAACGGCGCCGTGCTTCCCGTCGCGCCGTGGGCGGTTGATCCGATCCCCTGCACCGAAACTCGCACGTTGGTCTCTCGATCAGCCACCGCCGCCGTCATGGTGGGTTCGCCAGACGAGTATCGGTGGATCGATCGCGCGCTGTCCGACCTCTACCGGCAGAACATGCTGCGCGCGCTGGTGGTGCTGGAGGAGTTCACCGGGAGGGGAAGCCAGGCCCAGCGAGCAGCGGCCGTAGCGAAGAAGCTGGGGGGCACGTTCACGAAGTGGCAGTACCGGAAAGAGCTGGACAAGGGGATGGCGTTCATGGAGGCGCGGCGCGCATGAGAAATCTGACATTGGCACAGACCGCTCGCGATGCGGTGTACCTGTGCGCCGCCTGCAGCGCCGACGGGATAGTCCGAATCAGCGTGACCCGAAACCCCGAGGGCAGCATCCGCCGCCGCCCCAACGTGGTTGCCGCACAGTGGGCGTGGGTAGGGAGCGAATCGAGGGCAAAGCTGCTCTTGCGTCGGCTCCGCCGCCAATGGGCATCACGCTACGTCATCGGGGAGGGCTATCGCTTCGAATACGCCGTCGAGGGCGCCGACTTCCGGGACGGGCTCAACCAGGCGTTTCTCGATGTGGTTCGCGGCGCTGCCCGGTGGGAGAAGCTGGGCCCGGGCGCACTTCGGGTACTGCGGGCAACCGCTGCTGCTCGCTGACCCGCTCCAGTCGTAGAATGGCGCCCGCACCGCCAGGAGGGCGCCAGTGACCAACGACCAGCAGCTCGAGCAGATGAGGCGCCTTACCGGGGGAAATGGGTGGCGAACCGTCGTCGCCCGTGCACTGAAGGATAGGGCGCCTCAGTTCGACAAGGCGGCATTCGACACCTACTGGATAGAAGGTGGCCACCGGATACGAGAGCAGGTTGGGGATGATCACCAGCTGGCCGCGTTCCTCTGGCTGAGCCTGCCGCGCTACAAGGCAGAGGCAGGCGCTCGGTTGGAACTGTACAGGGGCGAGAATACCGATCGGCTCCGGCTCGGCCAGCTCGGGTTCGCATGGACGCCGGATAGGGAAACTGCAGAGATGTTTGCCAGCGGGTTGAATGCCTGCGGCAGCGGTGGGGTACTGCTACGCGCGGTGGTTGGGGCGGAAGTGATTGCCGGGCCTGGGGCGCACAGCATGTACCTGGGCGAGCACCAGTACACCGTGGACCCAACCGCGGGGTTTCCGCTTGAGCGGGTCGCGGAGTTCCCGCCGTTCGTGTGACGATTGAATTTCAGACCAACAGGAGTTCGACATGCCTGCCTCACCCCGCCCAATCGAAGATCACTGCGAGCAGTTGCCGGAGTCATGTCGGCAGCGCTGGGCTGAGTTGCTTGCGGAGCGCAGGACGGCTAGGCGCGAGGACGACAGGGAAGAAGCGGTGCGCCTCATGGGATTCGGCCTCGGTTTCGTGAAGGCGCTTTATCTGACCGGACAGATCAGCATCACCGCGCGGGACGATCTACAAGCGGCCCTGATATCGGCATAGCCATAGGGTGGGTTTGCTTCCATCACCTCTTGACCGTTGCCAACGAACTGGTACAGTTCTCGGCAAGGTGGGGAGAGTCCCATCCACGCGGCTCGCCAATCGGCGGGCCGTTCGCGTATCTGGCCCTTTATTCCGGTGATTCCCGGAGTTGAGAGGCGGACATACCGCCGTCAGCAACGCCAATTCCGAAACAAACAGGGCGACGCCCCGATGCCTGCAAGCACCGGAGCGCCGCCGCCGTACACGCGTTTCAGCCGCGTGCCATTGGCTCAAGCCCTGCCGCTCTCCGGAGAGCCGGTGAAGCTTGCTTAACTAATGTCGCAAGAGCTGAGATTTGAAAACCAAGACGTTGTTCCCATGGCCGGGCGGTAAGACACGCCTAGCAAAGCACCTACTGCCGCTGATCAATGAGCGGCCCCACACCTGCTACGTCGAAGCCTTCGCCGGAAGCGCGGCAATGCTGTTTGAGCGTGCGCCCGCCAAGGTTGAAGTACTCAACGACATGCACGGCGAGCTGGTCAGGCTCTACCGGGTGGTCGCGAATCACCTGGACGAGTTCGTGAGGCATTTCCGGTGGTCACTGACCAGCCGAGAAATGTATCGCTGGGCGCAGCTGCAGCACGTCGACACGCTGACCGATATCCAGCGCGCCGCGCGGTTCTACTACCTGCAGAAGCTCAGCTTCGGCGGCAAGGTAGAAGGCCAGACGCTGGGGGTTGGCCCGACGTCGACCAAGCGCATCAACCTGCTGCGACTGGAACAGGATCTGAGTGATGCCCACCTTCGGCTGCAGGGAGTGGTGATCGAGCAATTGGCTTGGCAGCGCTGCATCGAGAAGTACGATCGGCCGGAAACGCTGTTCCTCCTGGATCCTCCCTATTGGGAGACCACGGGCTATGGAAGCGAGTTCGGCATGGATCAATACGAGCAGCTCGCCGAGGTCATGGCCCAGCTCAAAGGCCGGGCAATCCTGACCATCAACGACCATCCCGCCATGCGCGCGCTGTTCGATCGCTTCGACCGGGTCTCCGTCCCCATCCGCTACACGGTCGGCGGCGGCGCGGGCGTTGCGCGGAGCGAGCTGATCTACACAACCTAGCCGGCATTGGCTCCGGCTGGGATTCCGCGCCCCGTCCAATGCGGCGGGGTTGAATCTCTGCAGGAACCGAAATGACGCAGATCACACCCCAACAGGCTGGCGGCGTGAACGTCGTGGCCTTCCTCAGCATGCTGGCCTGGTCCGAAGGCACGAGCACCAGTCCGGCGACGAAGGATCGCGGCTACGACGTCATCGTGACCGGTGCCGATCGTGTGCCGGAAGTGTTCACCGATTACTCGGTGCATCCCTTCTCGCGCGGTCGGAAGTCCAAGCGTATCAACAGCAAGGGCCTGACCTCGAATGCATCGGGTCGCTACCAGTTCATGTTGAAGGACTATGCCCACTACAGGTCGCTACTGAAGTTTCCCGACTTCGGCCCTCTTTCGCAGGACCTATGGGCGATCCAGCTGATCCGCGAGCGGCGCGCGCTGCCACTCATCCAGGCCGGCAAGATCGAGGACGCCATTGCCCGCGTTCGAAACATCTGGGCGAGCCTGCCGGGCGCGGGTTACGGCCAGCCCGAGCACACGCTTTCCGACCTCTTGGGCGTGTACCGCAAGGCCGGCGGGACGGTGGCGCCGTGACCGAGCCCGTGAGCACCTTCAAGATCGTCGTCGGGACGTTCACTGCCGCCGTTGTGGCACCGGCAACCGCCGACGCACTACGTGAGGCCGAGCGAATCATCCTCGGCGTTCCGCAGTCAGTACTGCTGCTTGCATTGGCCGGCGCCCTGATCGGTGTGCTGATCCTCCCGGACAAGGACGCTGGGCGAGTGGCGGCAGACGCCAGTCGACTTCGCCGGCATCGCCTGCTGCAGACCGCTGCTCGTTGGGCCGCGCTGGCGGTTGCGGTCGTGGCCTACGCAGTCCTTGCGGCCTGGGTGGTGGCTATCGCGGCATGGATTTGGCCCCAGCTGGCCGGCGCCCCGCAGCTGCCGATGGCAGGCATCTCGGGCGTCCTGATCCGCCGGCTGCTGCCCGGCTACGTGCGCATGGTGGAGAAAGCCACCGGCGCCATCGGAGGCGACAAGCCATGAACGTAGTGATTCGATTCCTTCGCGCGCTGTGGACACTGATCGTAGGCGCCGCTGCCGACGCGCTGCAGTGGCTGAGCAAACCCGGCAGCAAGGTCAAGCTGGTGTGCGCGGTGCTGGCCTTCGGCTGCATGGTGTCCGGGCTGACTGCCTGGGAGAAGGAGCAGAAGATCCGCGACTTGAGCGCCCAGGTGATCAAGGTCCGAGCTGACTGGCAGGCTGATGCCGCCCGGTTGCAGGCCGACGTGGACACCCGGGATCAGCGCCTGGCCGAAGTCGCCACCGCGCTGAGAGCTGAAGCCGAGAAGCTGGAAGCCCTGAAGGCAGAGAGCGCGGCTGCGTTGCAGGCCTTGGCCGGCAAGATCGAGGCGTCCGAGAGGGAGGCCGTCACTTGGCGCGGTCGCTACGAGCAGCGGCCCGACACCTGCAAGGCAGCGCTGGAGCTGCTCGATTCCGCCTGCCCAGCACTGAAGGGGTACTGATATGCGGCTCCCACTATGGCTCTACGTCGATAGGGAAAGCGCCATTGAGGCCGGGATGACCCACGAGGGCCGCCTGTTCGGAGTACCTGCTTGGTTGCGCGAAGACAGCGATTCCCAGGTGACCGGCAGCCCGAAGGTTCCGGCGTTGCACCTGTGGTGCATGGCAGTGGACCTGGTACTGGAGATCGCCGCTGCGTTCGTGCAGGAGGATCGCACCCTGGAATCGCCCATCACTCTCGGCAAGAGGATCGCGCCATGAGGTTCCCACTCCTGCTGGCGGTTTCGGTGCTGGTCGCCTGCCAGGCCGCACCTACCAAGCCGAACCCGCCGCCGGCAGCCGTCATCACGGTTCCGGTGACCACTTACGTGCCGATCGATGCCCAACTGCGCAAGCGCTGCAAATGGGTGAAGGAGGCGCCACCATCGGCGGTGTTCGACGTGAGCAATGGTCGCAAGCGATGCCTGGTGCAGTACGAGGCGCAGCTCGAAGCCATTGACCGGGTGCAGGGCAAACCTGTGCCGGAGCCACGCTGATGGCACCGCAGACGGCGCAGGAGCGCCGCGTGCTGGCGCTGGGCCGGCTGAAGACTGGCGAGATGAACAAGACCGAGGCCGCGTATGCCGAGCGGCTGCGCGCGCTGCAGGCCGCAGGCGGGGTCCAGTGGCACCGGTTCGAGGGCATGAAGCTGCGGCTGGCAGACAACACGTTCTACACGCCGGACTTTGCCGTCATGGCTGCCGACGGGGTCATGGAGTGCCACGAGGTCAAGGGGCACTGGCAGGACGATGCACGGGCCAAGATCAAGATCGCCGCGGCCATGTACCCGTTCCGCTTCATTGCGGTGAAGGTCAGGCGCAAGCGTGACGGTGGTGGCTGGGAAGTGGAGGAGTTCTGATGCACGCGACCGTGACCGCGTCTGTCCGCGTGCGTTGGTGGCTGCGGTGGTATCTGGCTGCTGTGGTGTGGTTCTCCCGGGCAACGGGCATGGAACCTAACTGGGATCGGGTGGAGTGGTGGATACGCCGTGGCTTGGTGATCCGGGCTGCAGGGGCTGGCCAGTGAGCGTGGCTCGTGGCCGAAGGACCCGGCAGACGGGCGGCAGCGCCTTCGCCCACCTATACGGCACCGCGCGCTGGCAGCGCACACGCAAGGCACAGCTGGAGCGCGAGCCGCTGTGCAGTCGTTGCAAGGCACGCGGGCATGTGACGGTGGCAACGGTATGCAACCACACGAACGGACACCCGCCTGGAGAGACGGAGGAGATGTTCTGGACTGGACCCTTCGACAGTCAGTGCGCCGACTGCCACAACGTCGATCAGGCGCGTCTGGAACGGGGTGCGGTGCAGGTCCGAGGGTGCGACGACGACGGGTGGCCGGTCGGAACGTGAACGGTTCCACGGCAACGCGTTCCACGTCGCGCAGGGTAGGGGGGGCGAATTTATGCCGCCGCCCGCGAGCTAGACCGACCGTCCCCCTAAATTCGCGTATCCACAATTCACGGGACGACCCTCGAGCGGGCCATTCCTGCCAAGAAATCCCGCATTTTCCCGAGGAATTCATGCCAAGGCCCCGATTGCCCGTCGCAAAGGCTGCGACAAGCGGCGCCGCCATCAAGAACCCAGGCCGGCATGCCGGGAGGAAGAGACCGAAAGGCACGCGCCCATTGGGCGAGCCGTTCAAGACTATGACCGCGGCCGAGAAGCGGGCGTGGAAGGAGTTCGCATCGGAAATGTCGTGGCTCAACTCCAGCCACCGGGTGCTTCTCCGCCTGGCGTGCCTCTGGACGGCGCGGATGGAAGACCCCAAAGCCGAATTCGGCGTGTCAGCAACCCAGGCGCTCAGTTCGATCCTTTCGAAGCTGGGCGCCACACCTGTGGATGAATCGAAGGTCTCGCATGGCGGTGACGAAGACGACCAAGGCGAAGAATTCTTCGGTGGCCCAAGCGCCGGCCGACCGCACTAAGGCGTATGCCCTGGACGTGGTGGCCGGCCGGATCGTTGCCGGGCCGCACGTGCGAAACGCCTGTCGCCGCCACCTGCAGGATCTGATCGAAGGCCCCGAAAGGGGCCTTTACTTTGACCACGAGGCTGCGGAGTACGCGTTCCGGTACTTCGAGAACGTGCTGATGCTCTCCGAGGGGCAGTTCGAAGGCCGGAAGTTCGAGCTGCACCCCTCGCAGGCATTCATCATCGGCTCGCTCTTCGGCTGGAAGGGCGCCGACGGCCTTCGGCGCTTCCGCCGCGCGTACATCGAGCAGGGCAAGGGCAACGGCAAGAGCCCGCTGGCCGGTGGCCTGGGCCTGCTGGGGATGACGGCCGCAGGCGAGGCTGGAGCACAGATCTACTCGGCGGCGGCGAAAAAGGACCAGGCTGGCATCCTGTTCGCCGACGCGGTGAAGATGGTCAAGAAGTCGCCGCTCCTGGCCAAGCGCATCGAGTTCGCTGGCGGTGAGGGTCGTGAGTTCAGCATGGCGCACCACGCCAGCGCGAGCTTCTTCCGGCCGGTGTCGCGCGATACCGGCCGCACCGGGTCTGGTCCTCGACCGTTCTTCGTGCTGGTCGATGAGGTGCACGAGCTTCCCGACCGGCGAATCATCGAAATGCTGGAGCGCGGCTTCAAGTTCCGCCGCGAGCCGCTGCTGTTCATGATCACCAACTCCGGCAGCGACCGAACCTCGGTGTGCTGGGAAGAGCATGAGCATGCGGTCAAGGTCGCCGCCGGCCACACCGAGGCGGTGAATGATCCGACCTTCGTCGGCGACGTGATCGACGACCGAACCTTCAGCTACGTGTGCAGCTTGGACGACGGGGACGACCCGCTTGAGGATCCCAGCTGCTGGGCGAAGGCCAATCCCCTGTTGGGGGTAACTATCACCGAGCAGTACCTGGCGGACGTGGTGGCGCAAGCCAAGGCCATCCCCGGGTCACTGAACGGCATTCTTCGTCTGCACTTCTGTGTGTGGACCGATGCGGAGACCGCTTGGATGACGCGTCCAACGCTGGAACCGGCGCTGGCCGACTTCGACCCGCGCCTGCATGAGGGACGCAAGGTTTACCTCGGCCTCGACCTGTCGCAGGTTCGCGATATCACCGCGATGGCGGCGGTGGTGGAGACCGGCACAGTGCCGGTGGAGGTTGAAGTCGAGGGCGAGAAGCTGGTCATCGAGAAGCCGACGTTCGACGCCTGGATTGAGGCTTGGACGCCCGGCGACACGCTGGACGCGCGGCAGCTGCAGGACAAGCTGCCATACCGCACGTGGGTCAACGGTGGATACCTGCACGCGCCACAAGGGCAGGCCATCAACTTCCGGCACGTGGCCCAGGTCATGGCCGAGTACGACAACCGGTATGACGTGCAGCTGGTCGCGTACGACCGCTACGCGTTCCGCAGGTTCGAGGAAGAGGTCAACGACATTGGCTTGTCGGTGACCTTCGCCGAGCACCCGCAGGGCGGCTGCAAGAAGGGCAAGCCTCTGGAGGCCGCGGTCGAGGCCGCGGAGCAGTCGGGGCAACCGGCTCCAGAGGGCATGTGGATGCCCGGATCTTTGCGTCTGCTGGAAGAGGCGCTGCTGGAAGGCCGCCTGCGCCTGCGCCGGAACCCCGTTCTGGTGTCCGCAATCATGTCCGCCGTCATCGAATCGGACCGCTGGGGCAACAGCTGGCTGTCGAAGGCCAGATCGGCAAACAAGATCGACGCCGCGGTGGCCCTATGCATGGCCATTGGCGCGGCACACGCCATGCCGCCCGATGCCGGCGGCATCGATGACTACCTGGAAAACGGCTTCTTTGGGCTGATCGGATGACAACTTTTCGCTGGTACAACCCGCTGAGCTGGCGGTTCCTCGGATACGACGACCCCGCCACAGGCAACTACGTGGAGGTCGACCTATCTACCGGTGGCCGCGGCACGAAGGCGGGCGTTCGGGTGACGCCCAAGAATGCACTGACGGTCAGCATCGTCTGGTCGTGCGTCAAGGTCCTGACCGAGTCGGCCGCAGGGCTGCCCTGGAAGCTGTATGAGGACAAGAACGGCGTGCGAGCGCTGGTCAAGGGAACCAGCCCGCAGCGGCGGCGGCTCCTGCGCCTGCTGAGCAAGCCCAACCCCTTCATCAAGTGGCTGGACCTGATCAAAGCGGTGGTGGTGAACATGGCCTTGCGGGGCAATGCGTTCGTCATCATTCGACGCGATTACAGCGGCGATTGGATTGGCCTGATCCCGGTGGCGGTGGACAACATCCGAATCGACACCGACGACGGCTTGATCTACTGGGCCAACATCAACGGCAGCGAAACTCCGGTGTCTCCGGAGAACATGCTGCACTTCAAGCTGTTCAGTCCGGACGGCATCGTTGGCCTTTCGCCAGTCGAGTACCAGGCGGAAACCATCGGCTTGGCTCGCGCTGCGCAGGACTGGTCGGCCCGCTTCATGCGCAAGGGCGGCTTCACCGGTGGATACATCATCTATCCGGGGTTCCTGACCAAGGAGCAGCAGGCGCAAATCAAGGCGAAGCTGCCGGATATCCGCCAGGGCGATGTGGACGACCTGGGCAAGATGGCAATCCTGCAGGGCGGGCCGACGATCACGCCGGCCGGCCTGACCCAGAAAGACAGCCAGTTCATCGAATCGCAGCAGTTTCAGGAAGAGGCGCTTGCCGGCATCTGGGGCGTCCCGCTCTACCTGACGAACCGCGCCCGCTCCACTTCCGTGCTTGGCTCGAATCTGGAGCAGCAGACCAGCGGCTTCGTCACCTTCGGCCTGAAGCCCTACCTGGACGCTATCGAGAGCGAGATCAACGACAAGTTGTTCGCTGATGGCGACATGTTCGTGGAGGCCGTTGTAGAGGGCCTGCTACGCGCCGACAGCGGCGCGCGATCTACCTACTACAAGACCGCCCTCGGCGGATCAGGCGGCTCGGGCTGGATGACGATCAACGAGGTTCGGGTGAAAGAGAACCTGCCTGTGCTGGAGGGCGAGCAGTACGACCAGGTCACCCGATGGACCAGCAATAAACCCGATTCCAGTAGCGACCCAACGGGAGATCCCGCCAATGCTTAGCAAGTATTCCTGCCCGTTCGAGGTCAAGGCGGCAGACGATGCCGGCAACTTCGAGGGCTACGCCTCGGTGTTCAACAACGTGGACCTCGGTGAGGACCTGATCGTCCCGGGTGCCTTCGTCAAGGTGAAGACGACCCGCACTGGCCGACTACGCCTGGCGCTGTACCACAACCTGACGCGGTTGATCGGAGATGCCGAGTTCAAGCAGGACGACAACGGCCTGCACCTGAAGGGCAAAGTCAACCTCAACGTCAGCTACGCCAAGGACGCCTACGAGCTGATGAAGGCCGGCACGCTCGATGAAATGTCGGTCGGCTTCAACACGTTGGAAGACGCCATGGAGACCCGCGAGGGCCGGCGGGTGCGCGTCATCAAGAAGGCCGAATTGTGGGAGGCCTCGGTCGTCCCCTTCGGCATGAACCCGGAAGCACAGGTGATGAGCGTCAAGTCCGACGTTCGCGCCTTCGAATCGGCCCTGCGCGAACGCATGGGGCTGTCCCAGAAAGAGGCGGCGGCCGTCGCCTCGCTCGGCTTTCCCGCGATCCACCGTGACGGTGGCATTGGGGACACGGAGACCGTGAAGCAGCTGCAGCAACTCGGCACATCCATCGAATCCATTTTCAAAGGAATGCATCAATGAGCGAGAACATCAGCGATATCCGTGAGGGCTTGGAAAAGCAGCTGAAGGACGGCTTTGCCGGCCTGCAGAAGAAGTACGACAGCGCCTCGGCCGAGATCGAGAAGGGCAACCAGGTCACCACCGACCTGAAGAAGCAGATCCAGACCGCCACCGACGATATCCAGAAGGTTGTCGACAAGGTCCTGAAGCTGGAAGAGAAGGGCATCGGCCTGGGCAACCAGCCCGGCACGAAGAAGGGCTTCATCGACTTCATCAAGGGCAACGACGAATACAAGTCGTTGATGGGCCGTGAGAAGTCGGCTGCAGAGATCGAGATCAAGAAGGACGAGCTGGCGGCCATGCAGGAGACCAAGGCGGTCACCAGCGCCGGCATCGTGGTTCCGAACTATGACCCGACCATCCAGCCCGGCATCCGCCAGGAACTGCGCATCCGCGACATGATCCCGTCGATCTCCGTCACCGGCCAGAGCTACACCTACTTCCGTGAGAAGCTGCACACCCGCGGCGCCGGCCCGGTCGGCGAGGGCACGGCCAAGCCGCAGAGCAACGTCACCTTCGAGCAGAAGACCGACCTGGTGAAGAAGCTGGCGGTCTGGATCCCGGTCACCGACGAAGCCCTGGACGACGTGCCGCAGCTGTTCGGCTACCTGCAGCAGCTGCTGCGCTACGACCTGAAGCTGGAAGAAGAGGCGCAGATCCTCAAGGGTGACGGCCTGGGCAACAACCTGCCGGGCCTGATGACCGACGCCACGGTGTTCAATGCGGCCCTGTCCAAGGCCGGCGACACGTCCATCGACACCGTGCGGCGCGCCATCTACCAGGTGCGTCAGCAGTCGAAGCTGGCGGCCGATGCCACGGTCATGACCGAGCTGGACTGGATGAACATCGAGCTGGAGAAGGACAGCCAGAATCGCTACCTGTTCGCCAACCTGCAGGGCTTCGTGACGCCGATCCTGTGGGGGCGCCCGGTGGTCGCTTCCGACAGCATGGACGAGGGCGACGGCACCACCACCGGTGGCGAGTTCCTGGTCGCCAACTTCCAGCGTGGCGCCACGATCTACGACCGCATGAGCTTCCTGTTCAAGGTCGGCCTGATCAACGACGACTTCGTGAAGAACCAGCGCGTGCTGCTGGTCGAAGAGCGCCTGGGCCTGGCCAAGCGCCGCGTCGAGGCATTCGTGAAGGGACGCTTCAAGCCGCAGGCTTGATAGCGAGCTGATCCCGAGCGAAGCCGGCATTGCGCCGGCTTCTCTCTTCCGATACGGAGCAGGAACATGAAGATCAAAGCTGTTTGGGGCTTCCGCGGTGACGCCCCGAAGCTCAACGCCGCATCCGCCGATGTGAAGGCTGACGACGTTTTCGACGGCGTGGATCCGGAATACGGACACGCGCTGGTCGGAAAGGGCCTGGTAGTGCAGATCCACGAGGGCGCTGCGCCCCGGGAGACGAAGCCGGCCGCGCCCAGTGAAGTCAAGCAGGGCGATGGCCGCGACGTGGTCGACGCAGCCAGCAACGACGGCGCGACAGGCGCAGCAAGCACGCAGATGGGCGGTGGTGAAGGCTCCGATGGTGCGGGCCAGACCGCCACCACCACCACCGCCGATGCCACCGTTGGCAGTGCGCCGACCTCCGACCAGGGCGGTGCCGATGAGCGGGCGCTCCTGATCCAGCAGCTGGAAGCCGCAGGCGTCGAGTTCGACCGTCGTTGGGGCGCTGCCCGCCTGGCAGCGGCGCTGGCTGAAGCCCAGAAGAAGGATCCCGCGTAATGGCCGTCACCCTCGACCTGGAACTGGTGCGCAAGCAGTGCAACATCGTTGCCGACGTGGACGACGCCCTGCTGCAGCAGTACGTGGCAGCTGCGTTGGCGCATATCGAGCAGCATTGCGACCGGAAGCTGGTCGAGGGTGAGCCTGTCGGGCCCGACCAGCTGAAGCTGGAACCGGACGTGGTGCAGGCAGCTCTGCTGCTGGTCGGGCACTGGGTATCCAACCGCGAGGCGGTCATCGTCGGCGAGGTCTCGACCGAGATCCAGTTCGGCGTAGAGCGCCTCCTTTGGTACAGGAAGGCATTCTGATGCGTGCTGGAAAACTGCGCTGGAGGCTTCTGCTGCAGCGCCCCGAGAAGACACGTGACGAGTACGGCGAGGAATCGCTGACGTTCGTCAACGTAGGCGAGGTCATGTGCGGTGATGAGCCGCTTTCCCTTCGGGGAACGGCCGCCGTCCTCGGAGTCGAGTCTGGATCGATCACCGCGCCCGTGTTGCGCTGGTTGACCATTCGACACAGGGGCGATATTGCCGAGGAATGGCAGGTAGTGCGCCAGACGGGGGATCGGGCCGGTGTTCCAATGACGGTCATCGCCGTACGCGACGGTGAACGCCCTGACCAGATGAACCTTATCGCGAGGTACAGGCGTGTCTGAATTTGATATCCACATCACCGGGTTGAGCGAGCTTGAAACGGCACTGCTGGAGTTGTCGGACAAGGCCGCGCGCCGGGCTCTGCGCAAGGGCATGCGGCGCGGTGCCATCGTGGTCCGCAACGATGCCAGAAACCGTGTCCGAATCGCCCGGGGTAAGCTCCGGCGTTCGATCCGGGTCCGGGAGCGGAGCGACGACCAGGGCTGGATGCGGTTCGCTGTGGAGGTCCCTCGCTCGGCCTTCTATGGCAAGTTCGGCGAGTACGGCACATCGAAGATGGCGGCGTGGCCCTTCATGCGTCCGGCAGCTGAGTCCAAGACGGAGGAAGCCGTCGGAACCATGCGCGATGCCCTCGGTGAGGCCGTTCAGGACGAAATGCGGAGGGCTCGCCGATGAACCTGGATCTGCGCCTCACTGCCGCAGCCGCAACGATCACGCCAGCCTTCTACCCGTTTCCCGCTCCGAAGGACCGGCCACCGCTGTACGTCACCTACCAGCGTGCTGGCGGCCGGCGACACGCCACCCTCAACTCTGGCGCCGGTGCTGAGCGGGGCACCTTCCAGATCGACGTATGGGGCGCAAAGAAAGGCGCTGTCCGAGAGCTTGCCGAGAAGCTCAAGGACGGTCTGCCGGATTTGCTCAGGGTCGGGGACCTCTCCGACAACCCGGACGATTACGAGGCCGACACCTCGCTCCACCGCGCGAGTTTCGACGTGACCATCTGGGGCTGAGGCCCCGCTACCCCCTGCAACCAACAGGCCGCCTCCGGGCGGCTTTTCTTTACCCCAAGGAGCCAACCATGGCCAAGAACGAAGCGATCTCCGCGCAGGACTCTGCGCTCTACGTGAAGAAGGGAACGGAGCCCACGACCCCGAACGATCCGACCGGCTATACCGAGGTCGATGGCCTGACGGGCTTCCCGTTCGGCCGTGGCCAGGCCAACACGCTGGACGCCACCAATCTGAAATCCACGCAGGTTGAGAACATTGCCGGCCTGGCTGGCGGCCAGACCGTGCAGGTTGCAGGCCACCGCTGGCCGGTGGGAAAGTCGGCCGGTCAGGAGATCCTGCGCGATGCGGATCCGGATGAGGATCTGTACTTCCTGATGGTGCTGCCAACCGGCGACGCCGCCACCTTCGTTGGCAAGGTCGCTGGCTTCAACGTCACCCCGGGCACCAACGCAGTACTGACCTTCACTGCGGACCTGCTGCCGCGCGACTTCACCATCGTCACCCTCCCGACCGGACCATAAGCCATGACCCTGCTGAACAAGAGCCAGATCCTCGCCGCCTCCGACCGCAAGACCGAAGACCTGGAGGTCAAGGAGTGGGGCGGCACCGTCCGAATCTCCACCATGTCGGCCAGCGACCGCGACAAGTGGGAGCAGGACACCTACGGCGGTGAGAAGACCAAGACCGAGGACTTCCGCGCCCGCTTCGTGGCGCTGTGCCTGGTCGATGAGAAGGGCGACCGCCTGTTCACCGACAAGGACGTAGCCCAGCTGGGTGCGAAGTCGGCTGCGGCGCTCGATCGCGTGTTCCGCGCCGCACAGAAGCTCAACGCCCTCGGTGATGCCGCCATCGAGGCCGCTGAAAAAAACTGACAAGCCGGCCTGAGCGCCGGCTTCAGTTTCGCATCGCGTGGCGCCTCGGCTTCCCGCATCCAGACCAGATGCTAGCGGGGATGGATTCCCGCCAGCTGACGGAGATGTACGCCTTCGCGCGCATTGAGCCGCTGGACCAGCCCTTGCAGGAGATGCTGGCCCAGCTGACCGACGTGCTGGCCAGGGTCCACGGCAACGAGACGAGCCCGAAGGACTTCCTCTTGGTGCGGGAGCCCCCGCAGCCAGTGGACGAAAGCGCTGCCCGTGCACAACAGATTGCCGAGCTGTTCCAGGCGGCGTCGGCAAAGAACTCGGTTCACTGATGTAGGATCTTCGCTTGGTGAATACGGGTATAGCGAATGAACACGGGTGAAAAGAACATCCCTATCGGAATTCTCATCGTCATGTTTGGGCTATTGATTTCCATATTGCTTGCGTTTAAAGCATGCACGCGGGGTCCGAGCTATCCCGGTGAGTGGATACACGGTGAGGGGCCGCCGTTCTACAAGATTGCAAGGACACTTGCGGTTAATCGTGTTTCTGGCTGTGGTGATTTTTGGTACAAGTTGGAACGCGGCCGAGACAAGGGCGAGGCGATTGTTTTTTGCCGCATAAGTGAGGCTAAGTCATGGAAGATGCTTACGGTTTTCTACGAGACCGAACGCATCGTAGACGGGGTGCAATACTCCGGCGAACCACCGCAGTTCCAGCGGTAGAACATGTAAATCACATTAGGGGTCGCCGAGAGGCGGCCCTTCTTCTTTGAGGGTGCCATGGCTTCCACCGCCGCAACAATTGACGTGCAACTGCGCGCGAATACGGCCGCTTATCGCGCCGGCATGATCGATGCAGCCCGCGTGGCGAATCAGAACCTCGGCCAGATCCGCAGGGAGGCCGCGCAGACGGCTACATCTATCGCCAACCTCAACAGGGCGGCGGTGGCCTTCGTGGGCTTCCAGTCGATCCGCAGCGGCGTGTCGGCGCTGGTGGATGCTCGGAAGGAGTTCGAGGCGATGCAGAACGCCTTGCGCGGTGCCACCGGCTCCACCGCGGTTGCCCGTGATGCCTATGCGTTCGTCGCGGCGACAGCCAAGGATCTCGGCCTCGACCTCAAGACGGCTGCTGACGGGTTCACCCAGCTGACGGCCTCGGCTACACCCAACGGCGTCGCTATGTCGACCCAGCGGGAGCTATTCATCGGCCTGTCTCGCTCGGCCACGGCCATGCATCTGTCTACGGACCAGGTGTCGCGCGCGATCACCGCGCTTTCGCAGTCGTTCGGCAAGGGAAAGTTCCAGGCCGAGGAGCTGCGGCAGCAGCTGGGCGAGGCCCTCCCCGGTGTGGTTCCGCGCTTCCAGCATGCAGTGCTCAAGATGATCGAGGGCACCGATTTGGCCGGCAAGTCGTTTGACCAGCTGCTGCAGGGCGGCTTGCTGGACGCCAAGACGTTCACCCCGGCCATGATTCAGGCGCTCAACGAAATGTCCACCGGCTGGCAGGATGCCTCGAAGTCGATCCAGGCCGAGGCCAACCGCGTCGGCAACGCTTGGCGGGACATGAAGAACGAGCTGAGCGAGGGGGCATTCTCGGAGACGGTGGCGGCGGGCCTGCGCGGAGCCACGGTGCTGCTGGAGAACATGAACACCATTCTCCCGGTGGCCACTGGCCTGCTGGGATCGTTTGCGGCGGTGAAGCTGGGCGGCCAAGCCGCCGAATGGGTCCGAGGCCTCAAAGCAACCCGGCAGGCGATGCTGGAGCAAGCGATGGCGGCCGAAACCGCAGCCGCTGCCCAGGTGAGAAAGGCTCGCGCCGACCTCGTCTCTGCCGAGATGGAGGTTCGAAGGGCAGCGGCCTACGGCGGGAGCATCGCCGCCGATGCAAACCGCGTGGCGGCAGCCAGGCAGCTCAAGGTAGCGCTTGATGGTCTCTCGAGGTCCCAGCAAGGAGTTGCGGCGACGGCCAGCAGCATGGGGCTGGCGGCCAAAAGCGCCTTGGCCTTCGTCGGCGGCTGGGGCGGCCTGGCCTTCATGGTAGGTAGCGCAGCAGCCAGCTGGCTTCTGTTCCGCAACAACACTGTGGAGGCCAACCGCGCGCTGGTCGACTTCAATGGAACCGCAGCCGAAGCCATCGAGAAGTTCCGCGAGCTGAACCGTCAGCAGCAGGCAGGCGAGATTCTGCGGCTGCAGAAGGAGATGAAGTCGAACTATGACGGCATCGCTGATGCAATCCAGGCGATGAACGCCGCAGCTTCCAACTTCGCCACGGCGGACAAGGCTTCGTCCTTCATCGGGTCTACGACCGCGCTGCGGCAGCAGTTGCAGGCCGGCAAAATAACCGCCGATGAATTCTCCGCCAGCCTGGAGCAGTCATGGAAGGCCATGATCGCGGGATCCCCGGCAGCCAAACAAATATCTGGAGACTTGACCCTCCAAACTGCCACTGCTGCCAGCCTGGCAGTCGAGTACCAGCGCCAGGGTGGGCTACTGGATCAGTTCGCCGGCAAGCAGGCCACGAGTGCGGCCGCTGCCCGCGACCACGCCAATGCCCTCACAGGAATGGGCAACGCTGCCAGCACGGCGAGCCAGAAGATCCGTGAGGCTATATCCACCCTGCCCGGGCAGATCGAGCGCATCGGCAAGAGCGCGCGGGAAGTTGCTGCACTGGACGTGCGTGACTGGTTCCGAGCTGAGGCCAAGAGCGGTGTAGATTTCAGCAATCAGGCTGATCCAAAGGTACAGGAGATGATCCGCACGGGTGGGGAGTACATTCGCCTCACCAGGGACAAAGCTGCGGCGGATAAGGAGGCGAAGGAAGAGAAGAAGGCTAGCGCTGCGGCCACCCGCGCTGGTATTGCCGCCGACAAGGCCGAGGAGAACCAGTACACCTCGATCATGGACCGGATCAAGCGGCAGATCGCTCTGGATAAGGAGCAGATGGGCCTGACCGACGACATGACGGCGGCGCAGAAGCTCCAGGTGGTCATCACGAACGAGATGGCCTCGGCCAAGAGCAAGTTGAGCGCGGAAGAGCAGAAGCGGGTCAAGGCACTGTTGGAGGAGGCGGTCGCTCAGGGCAAGGCTCTGGCGGCGCAAGAGTCGGCGAAGAAGGCCGCACAGGACATGCTGCGGCTCCAGAAGGAGCTGAATGAGGCTGCCGTTACCCAGCAGCAGGCCAATGCGATCGACCTGGCCGGCATCGGCACTGGCAGCGAGCAGATGGAGCGCATGCGTCGCCAGCTGCAGCTCAAGGAAGAGTACGACCGCCGGCTGTCTGCGCTGAATGACCGCAATGCGAGTGCCAACAATGGTGCGGGATACAGTGCGGAGCAGTATGCGCAGCAGTTGGCCGAGCTTGGCAAGTACCACCAGGAGGCGTTGCAGGGGGAAGCGCAGTACCAGGCACATCGACAGCGCTACATTGGCGATTGGTCGCAAGGGGCATACAGCGCGTTTGCGGACTACTCCGCGCAGGCAGCCAATAGCGCAGAGCTGAGCAATCAGGCATTCACCAACGCATTCCAGGGAATGGAAGACGCGCTGGTGAACTTTGCGATGACCAGCAAGCTCAGTTTCAGCCAGCTGGCCAACTCGATCATCGCCGACCTGGCCCGGATCGCGGCCAAGCAGGCGACGTCGGCTCTGTTCAATGCGGCGTTCAACGCTTTCGCCGGTCCAGTGGGTGCCGTAGAGCGCGAGAAGATTGTTATTCCCGGCTTCGATAGCGGTGGCTTCACCGGCCACGGTGGGCGGCTGGAGCCGGCTGGCATCGTGCACAAGGGCGAGGGCGTGTTCAGCCAAGACGATATGCGAGCGCTTGGCGGGCCATCGGCTTTCCAGGCGCTACGCGCCTCACTGCGACGTGGCTACGACGCTGGCGGTATCGGCGGGCAGGTTCCAGCTCGGGTCGCGCTAAGCGGCCGCCAGGGCGGTCAAGGCGGGCCGGTAGTGGAAATCCACAACTACAGCGGCAGCAAGGTCCAACAGCGCGAGGAATCGCAGACGCTGCCGGATGGATCGGAGATCAGGAAGCTGATCGTCCAGATTGGCAACGAGGAGCTCGATGGCGGTTCGTGGGGCCGGATAGGCCAGGCCCGCTACGGGTGGCAGGACGCGATGGGCTGAGTGGGCCGGCGCGGTATCCCCGCGCCGGCCTCTATGAGATTGACTGTTTGAAGCGAGGAGCAGATGGAAACTTTCCCCAGTTACGCCGAAATCCGCTTTGCGGACTATGGAGAGGAATTCGACCCGGCGGTAGAGCGTACGGAAATGGAACGGGGGGTGCCTCGGCAGCGCTTGCTGAACACCCACGTCCTACAGACCATCGAGGCATCGGTGCAGTTCAGGTCGGCGCAGGCGGTGGCTGACTTCGAAGCCTGGTACTTCGATAGCCTCAAGCGAATCGGCTGGTTCAACATTGAGCACCCCCGCACGGGCCAGATCATTCGTGCCCGCTTCCAAGGGGGCAAGATCGGCAAGCTGCAGCCGCTCAACACGCTGTTTCGATTCGCCAAGCGCGACCTGGTGCTGGAGTACCTGCGATGAGTACGTTCACTGAGCGCCGGCAGCGCACCGACGACACCACCGGCATCCTGCTTCTGCTGGAACTGAGCGCCCCGTCGTTTGTGGAGGTGCTGCGCATAGTCAACGACACGGCCGATTGGGTTAGCCAGGGCAAGTCTTACATGGGTTTCCCGTTCGGCTTCAAGCTGCCTGACGACGTGGGAGGGCAGGCGCCACGGGCGCAACTGGTGCTGGACAATGTGGGCCGTTCGATCACCGAGGATCTGGAGCGGTTGCAACCGGGGGAGTTGGTCACGGCGCGCCTGATGATTACCGACCGCGCCGATGCCAATGTGATCGAGTCGAGCTACGACCTGCCGATGACGCAGGTCGTGGTGAACACCCGCTCGGCATCGGCCCAGCTCGGGGTGGACTTCCTGACGCGCCAGCAAGCCGTGACGTTGCGGGCCAATCCCTTCACCCTGCCGGGGATCTTCTGATGCGCCTGGCCGAGATAGAGAAGTACGTGGGCGTCCCCTACGACGAAGACGGCTTCGACTGCGCCGACCTGGTGGTGCTCGTGCAGCTGCAGCTGTTCGGTAGGGCGATCACCCTACCGGGGCGTCGCCCGCGCGGCCTGCAGGGCGCAGCTGAGCTGGGGGCATTGTCGCGGCCCTATGCCCATCGCCGAGACGGACCGCCCGAAGACGGCGACCTTGTCCTGATGATCGATCAGGGACACCGAAACCCCGGCCACGCCGGGGTTTTCTTTTTCCTGGCCCATGAAGGCTGGGTTCTTCACAGCAACGAGCGCAACGGCTGCAGCGTGCTGCACCGCGTGCGCGATCTGCCCGACTTCGGGCTTCGAATCGAGGGTTACTACGTATGGGCCTGATGCACACGCCTACCGATGCCGGCCGTCTGATCATCACCCCGCATCCGGTGATGCTGGATGGCCAGCGCAACCTGCAGGCCGACCTGCGCCCGGGGGAGAGCCTCTATGCCTTCCTTGCGCGCCATGTGGAAGGTCTGGACGGGCAGGCGTGGCTGGTCACCATTGGCGGCCGCCCGGTCGAGCGGCACCTGTGGAGCAACGTGTATCCGAAACACGGCCAGGTGATCGAGATCCGGGGCGTGGTCGGCAAGAGTGCGATCCGGCTGGTGGCCCAGGTCGCGCTGGCCTACTTCACCCTCGGCGGCGCGGCGATTGCCGGCTTCAGCATCGGCACGTCCACGGTGCTGGGGACGACGCTTGCACGCGTGGCGGTCTACGCGGCCGGCAGCCTGCTGATCAATAAGGTGCTGGGCCCGAAGCTGCCCGCTGCCGCTGCAGCGACGCCGGCAGACACCCTCTTCTCGATCTCGGCGCCACGCAACCGGATGCGTGCCTATGAGCCGCTGTCGTTCGTGCTCGGTACGGTGCGGATCGCGCCGGACGTGGCCAGCAAGCCCTACATGAACTATGAGGGCGATGAGCAGTACCTGTCGCTGGTGCTGACGCCGGGGCTCAACGTGGCCCGCGTGGACGAGCTGTACAACGGTGACGCCCTGCTGAGCAGCTACGAGGGGGTGCAGGTCTGGCACAGCGGCTTCCCGGGCATGCCGGATGAGGCCATCCCGCTGTACAGCAACTCTGGCAGCGTCGACGGTGGCGTGATCCTGGACACCAGCAGCGATCCCAAGCACACACCCAGCAATTGGGTCCAGCGCACCAGCTCGGCGGGTGCGATCCGGCTGCAGGTGAACATGGATTTCCGCATCTTCGATGCGGACAAGAAGGGCCGCGACTACGAGAACCGCGAACAGATCCAGATCCAGTACCGGGCGGTGGGCGAGAGCGGATGGCGCGCGTTCGGCAACTACACCGTGGCCGGCCGGACGCAGAAGTCCCGCCGTGCGACCTATGGCCTCGATGTCCCGCCCGGTCAGTACGAAGTGCGAGTGCGGACTGCGGGTCTGAACACCGACGGGAGCAATGCGCAGGCCAGCTTCAGCTGGACCAACCTCGTCAGTGTGCTGCCTGACACGGCCACTTATGACGGCATCCCGCGTATCGGCATCCGCATGAAGGCCTCCGGGCAGCTCAACGGCAGCCCCGACGAGTTGCGCTGCGTGGCGCATTCCTTCCCGATCCCGGTGTGGAAGGGCGACGCCATCGGCTGGGTCACCGAAGAAAGCAGCAACCCGGGCGCACAGATCCTGGCTTACGCCCGCGGCATCAAGTCGCCGGCGGGCGTTCGGATTGCCGGCATGGGCCTGCCCGACAGCCAGATCGACGTGGAGGCGCTAAAGGCCTTCATGCTGCACTGCGCGGCCAATGGCTTCACTTACGACTATCAGGTGGCCGAGAAGCGAAACCACCAGGCTGTGATGGACGCGATCGCGCTGGCAGGCTTCGGCCAGATCGCGTGGCCGAAGGGTCGACTGGCCGTGGTGTGGGCCGCCGATGAGCAGCCGCTGTCGGGCGTGGTCAATATGGCCACGATCAAGAAGGGGCAGTTCCAGGTCGAGTACACCTTGGCCAACGGCGCCGACGGCATCGAATACAGCTACCTGGACCGTGCCACGTGGGAGGCCAAGACCCTGCGCGTGCCTGCGCCAGGCGTGACCACCATGCTCAATCCGGCACAGGTGACCGGAGAGGGCGTCACCAGCGAGGCGCATGCCGCAATGCTGGCCCGGTGGCACCTGGCGCAGAGCCTGTACCAGTACAAGTCGATCAGCTACAGCACCGATATCGAGCATCTGGCCTACGGCCGCATGTCGGTGCTGGCGTTGCAGCACGACCTGACGCAATGGGGCTTCGGCGGTCAGGTCCTGTTTGCATCGATGGGGCCGGGGCGCGCCGTGACACTGCAGCTCGACGTGCCGGTGCCTGCCCCGGCGCAGGGCAGCGCTTACATCGGCCTGCGCATCCCGGGCGAGCGGGTGTACCGCGTCCTGCGGGTTCGCCCGTTCACCGGAGAAAGCGACCAGCTGCAGCTGGCCGACCCTTGGCCGACCGATGCCGAGCTGCCGGGCAACAGCGACAGCAACCCGGCATGGGACACGATCTGGATCTACGATTTCAAGCAGACGCCGGGCTACCGCGTGCGCGTGGTGGGCATCCAGCCGGAGAACGATCTAAAGGGCGCCGCGGTCGACGTGGTGGCCGAGGGCCCGGAGTACTGGCACTACGTGAAGACCGGCGAGTACATCCCGCCGGAGAACGGCTCCCAGCTGGGCACCCGGCCGGTGGCCAGCAACCTGCGGATCACCGAGCGCCAGGTGGTGCAGGGCGACACGGTGTTT